CTACCTGTTCATTTTGGTTGGAACTTGTATCCTGACTCTCTAAAATTTCAGATGGGTTTTCCTGTTCCTGTATTAAAATTTCAGCACCTTCTTCCATACTAGCCCACACCGTATTTTTAAAATCACTTGGACTCATCTTCTTCGCATCTGTGCTAAGGTCAATGTGTTCTTCTATGTCTGAAAGTTTAACATGGTCAAATATATGCAGTCCTGCAAATCTTAAAATTTTAAGACGCTTGTTGAAAAGTTTAGTGTTTTTCCTAGTAATCTTATTTATTCCTACAAACATAGTTGCCTGTTCTAAAACTTCACGCATATTTACTTCATTCATTTGTTTCTCCTAAATCTATATCTTTTAATAATTGTTCTAATAAATTTTCCTGTTCGTCTTTTTGTGTATACAGGGCATTTAAAACTTTACGCTTTAAACTTAATCCTACTCTCTTCCCAAAATATTCAGCTTTAGAGAAACACAGTTCTCTTAAAAGGTAGAGTTCTAACTCTGAAACTTTCACAGGTATATCTTTTCCTGTTCGTATCGCAAGTAAAAAAGCTCTGCCAATTTTATCTATAAAGTCGATAGGCACTATGATTACCCCTGTTGGCATCACAGGCTTTAACGGCATCAAGTGTTCATAATCTCTATCGTCCATCATCATTGTAGTATGGTCGTCTATAAATAAAAGTTCATGCACACCTAGCATTATTGTTTTATTGGGCTTTGTACTCATCGATAACCCTGATGAGTCTCTATCTCTATTCTCTGACATTAAATTCGTACCTCACTCTTTTGCATGTTTCACACCTGAACTTTCTTAGAGTAGAGTCAGGATATACATCTACTAAAGCTAACACACAGTCAGCCTTATTAAAAAAACATTTTAACCTTTTAAATAATTGTATCATGGCATTGCTTCTACAAACCCTTCTACTAATAATGATATTGTTACCAATATTATAAAGAATTTTACATAGTCCGTTATTAACATTATACCTCCATAAGTATTTTTTATTTAGTAATATGATTAGTATAATATAGTATAACACATCTAGTGTCAAACGGTATATTAATATGAAGATTAGAAAATCGGGTGTTCCACCTTTCATACAAACTAAATACGATATTCAAAAAGCTAGACCCATAGAAGATTATCTTTCTAATAAGGTTCCTATGCAGAGTGATAAACTAAAGGTGCGTCTTATAAAAGAAGGCATACTTGAACCTGTGTGTGCAATATGCGGATTAGCTTACTGGATGCAAGAAGATATACCTTTAGAACTTGACCATAAAAACGGTGACCATAATGATAACAGAAAAGTTAACTTACAACTGGTATGCCCTAACTGCCATGCTCAAACAGATACCTATCGAGTTAAGAAAGAAGGTGCTAAGTCTGCTATTGATGTTCATGGTGGTGCTCCTAAAGACGATTAGGCTTTCCTAACTTTCTGGTCTCAATCCCTCTGAAGATTCATTAAATGTAACACTGTCTCCTATTAGGGTCTCTAAGGCTGATATTAAGCCACTGGCGGTCATTTCATTACCGGATGATACTGTATCACCTTTACTCACCTCACGGTACGCCCATGAGTTCCCTATGTCTCTAGTAACTGAAACTGTATTATCATTATGTTTATATTCCCACTGGGGGCTGTATGATGCATTATCAAACACTACTATAAAATTTGCTGCCATTCTATTCTTCCTCTGGTATCTTAATTACTTTTTTTATTCTTTCTAAATCATCTCTGATATCTCTTATGTCTTTTATCAGAGTGTAAAATATTTCAAATCCACTTGTTTTATAAGTTGGATTATCTTGATTGTGTTCAGCTTTTTTGACAGCTTCATCATAGCTTTCAGCAAAGACGACTTCTTCATAGCCTGTCTCAAGCGTCACATGCCATATAGACATATTCCCTCCTAGATTAATTTCATCAATCTTATCGGCTCTATTATTATCTTTCAACGGTACTGCTACTGATTGTTTAAATTCCTTTTTTACAGGGCTCTTAGGTTTTGTGTCGTATCGATATCTCATCTAGCAACCAAACTCGTCATATGCAATGTCATCCTCACTACAGCATCCTTCACCGCAACATTCATATTGTTCATCATCTATTTTATTTTCGCATGTAGCTACACATTCGTCTGCTTCACACTCATCCCTCTTACATGTTTCCTCATCGCATTGAACGTCTAACTCGCATTCGCATTCACATATAAATTGTTCCATAGATTAAATCCTCCTGTGATATTATTATACAATAGTTTGATTGAATTTGGTAAGGTTTATTTTCTTTTATATATTGAACCACCTAATATTACTTTGATGATTCCAATTACAAACCGAGTCACTTTAATTAGTATGTTGCTTATCATTTGATAATCTCCTAAATGTTTATATATTTACTTGTCCTGTACTATCAGAGTATCCTGTCCAGTCTGGAACTGGGGCATCTTTTCTACGCAATCGTTTAATAGGTATGTCTACTGGACCTCGGTAACCCTTGAATCGTTTAGTAGCTCCACCAGTATCTCTGTCCACTTCTTGAGAGTCAACTTCTCTAAAGATTCGTGTATCTTTTTCTCGTGTAGCTTTATCTTTTGCACCTGTAATCTTTGCTAGAGGATCAGTTATAAACGTAGGTCTTTTAAGTTTTGGGAATACAAGACCAGTTGGAGTATTTGGATCATCATATGTACCAGCAGGGTTAGCAAGTCTGTTCGCGTCAGGAATACTATAACCTTCTTTCCGAGCCTGTTTGTATCGCTCTCTAACTTTACTTGGGGTGGTGAATAAATAGTCCAGTACGCCATTATCTTTTTGTATGTCTACATATTTCATAAGTTTAGAAACAGCACTTACTTTCTTAGCTACCTTCTTTGAATATTTAGCACGGCTTCCTACACCACCTGCCTTACGTTTCTTTCTATTAGTCGCAGCTTTCTGACCGGGTGTTAGGCTTCTACGCACAGACTTAGGCAAGTATCTACCACGCTTCTTCTTAGGTTTCTTTTCATCACCTTCAGAAACGTAGTCCCAATCTTGGTCAGTCCATCGCTTGAGTGACTTCTGTGACTTCTTCTTAGCCATTAGTTCCTGTAGCCTCCTCCAGCTTTCTTGTATCGTTGTGCAAGTAGTTGTGCTTTCCTAGCAGACCATTGTCCGGGAGCACCGCCTTTAGAACCAGCTTTAATACGAGCAAACATTCGTTTCCTCATACCCGGCTTAGTATAGTTCCCTGCTTTGTTTACAGTGGACTTCTTCTTTTTCTTTTTTCGTTTTTTGGCTTTTTCAATTATTTGATTGAATATAGTTTCTGCGTAATCCATTTTATCCTACCATTTAGATTTATCTGCCCAGTAAGCTGCTGACATCTTACCACGCTTTATGTTTTTCCTATGTCGTGCTTTAAATGACTTTCGTTTCTTCTTCATCTTTGCAGACTCACCCTTCTTTGGATCACCTGCAGTCTTAGCACCTTGCTCTCCGTAACGTATAGTTTTTATCTTATCTCCTTCTTTAGCCACAACTATGTGAGACTTCTTCGGATGTTTAGGAGTTCTCTTAGGTTTATTATAGCCTTCTACTCCAGCTCTTTCAAGACGAGGGTCTTTTTTTCTACCCCCCTTTTTTTTAGCCTTCTTTAAAAATTCACCTACAACTTCTTTGATGATCTCTTCGTCTGTTTCACCTCGTTTAAAGTAGTCTGCTATTTTACCTGCAGCGGCTCCTAATCCTATGCCGGCACCTATTGATGATCCAGTTCTAACTGCCCTACCAAATCTACCCGGTAAAATTCTACGCATTCCCGGTAGCACGTTTGATCCAATGCTAGAAATTCTACGCATTATGCTTGGGCTTGGTTGTGTTGAAGTAGTGCCTGATGCCTTTGGAGCTTCTAGTCTACCGAGTTTTTCTTGAGTAGATTGATATTGATTGTGTAATTTGTTAGCTCGGTTCTCTAATATGTCAGCATTCTTTTTAGCCCCATCTAATGTAGTAGGGTCTCCCATCCCTGTTATCTTTGCAGCATCTGGACCTGCGGCTTGAGCTTGTCTTATCGTTCTCATGATATCTCTATTCTTTTTAGCCGTGCTAATGTGCGATGTATCGCCTGTTTGTTCATTGATTAACTTTTGAACAGCAGAATTTTCAATAGCTTTATCAGCAGACATGTCACCAATTTGAACTCTGTTTTTATAATCGCTAAGTATCTGACGATAGTCTCCACCGCCTGCACTTGCTCTAGCTTTAAATTGTTTATCAAGCTCTACTCTTTTTTTGTCTACAGCTTCTATAAATTCATTAGTATTTAACTTAGACATTTCTTTTAAATAGCTATCGTTAAACGCATTGACACCTAAATGTTTTGAGTATCTATCTCCACCCATTCCTGTATCCTTACGGAGTTCTTCTATAGCTTGTTTTACTAAATAGTGGTCGTAGTTCATTGTACTCTTGTGTTGCCCCCATCACCTAATAAATCAGATCCTTTATCTTGTAGGTAATTAAATGCAGTTCCTAAACCAGCTGCTCCTAGGGCGGATAGTAATCCTTTCTTACCTTTTAAAGCACCTCTTGCTGCAGTTTTAACTTTACTTTGACTCCAGTCAGCAACTTGATCTAACACTTCTGATATCTCTCGTTTAGTTGGTGGAGCTAAGAACTTGTCGCCCCTAGCACCCGACACTCTTTCATAAGCCATTGTAGGGTTCTTTCCAAAGGCTTTAGGTTGTTCCATACCACTTCCTAAACTTGTTTTAGGCTGATCAAGTAATTGATCGTACATAGTGTCTATTGTTCCTCGTTTTGAACCTGCTTTAAGAGCACCTTGACCTGTTATGGTGTCACCCCTAAATCTTGTTATGTTTGGATTTTCAGCCATCCTTTTTATTTTTGCTATTCTTTCTGCCGCTGTTTCTGGAACAGGTTTGTAGTCTGGCACCTCACCGAATCCCGGCTTTGGTTTTGATGCCTCCCCTCTATATACGTCTCGTCCCAATTGATCAAAATCTTTAGGCACTGCTGCTGGACCTCTACCACCACCCTGTGCTTCACCTAATTCAGCGGCTAATTTTGTGTATTCAGCTAATTCATCTCCCTTTAACTGTGCAGCTAAAGCACGCCTGATCCCAACACCAACATTCTGAGGGACTATTTGATGCATCCTTAATTTTATAAGTCTTTTTCGTTGAGTCTCGGATGGGGCAAAAGGATTAGCCTTAGCTTCTCTTCTAAGTGTATCATCTGGTTTAGGTGTTATAGCAGGTGTTGTTGGTCTACCGAAAGCATCGAACCCACCTTCATCTTTCTGTAATGATATGTCTTCTTTAAATAGATTAGCTCCGAAGTCTTTCAATGCACTAGTAATGTCCTTAGTTTCATATAAACTACCATCCTTCTTTCTTGGCATCGCTGACGCGTCACCTGCTAAAAATGATACTGGATTACTTATGAACCCTGAAGCCATGTCTTGTATAGTCTGTCTTGTTTCTTCAGATGCTTTAGGAGATACTGCATCAATAGCTTTCTTACCTAAATAACCTGACGCAGCCACCGCAGCTATTCCTAAGACTGGTCCCTTAGACCCTGCTCCAGCAAGTTTTGTAGCATAGTTGAATGCCTTGTTACCATATTTTTTAAGTTTACCAGCAGTCTCTGGAGTTTGTAACCAATTATTACCGGCATATAATTTTTCACCTATTTCCAATATACCCGTAACTGGTCCTAGTTTTCCTTTAAACCTTTTAGGATCAATGTCTTTAAATCCAGAAGCAGTTGTAGCTAGAGCCCCCGTCTGTTGGGCAGCTGTCGGTTGTAAGCCCGTTAGCCCCGGCTCCGTTACAAATCCCCTATAAGAAGAAGTATGATTATCTTTCTGTAATATATTAGTAAACGTCTCTTTTGATTTGCTTAGTTCCATGTCCTGCTTCTTATCGTAAGCTATATGCGTAAAGGATGCTTCTAAGTTGTGTAGTGAATCAGATATTTTATTCTGTATCCACCCCGGCAACTGATCTTCTTCATCTAAAGCATCGTGCATCATGTCTGCTAAATCAGATACTCTATCTAATTGTACCTTAGCCATAGCACCTTCATCTTCAGCTTTCTGTATCCATGCCTGATATTTTTCCATCTTTGTTACGTTTTTGGCACCAGCTGTTAGTCTAGCCACCTCTCTATCAAATGCGGCTTGAGCTAAGTCAGCTCTCATTTGTAGCGGCATTCTTTGATCAGGGCTAATCTGCAGTGCTCGTTGAGGGCTTGCAGGTGGGGGTGTGTATGCAAATCTATTCACATTTCCTGAACCTTGTAGTCCGATGCTTTGTAAAGCACTATTAATTATTTCTTCTTTTTTTTCTGGTGGCACATTAGGTATATTTATCTGATCAGGGGGTTTTATATCCAAAGTATATGTTGACGTGCTTGGGACATCCTTCCCTTCAGTTTCATTAATAATTCTAGGCATGAACACTTCCGTCCCTTTAAATTCAGTCTCTGATGAATCAGGGTCGTAAGTATACTCTGGTCCCTCTGGTTTTTCTGGTGGCGGTGGTTTAATTTCCTCACCCCTAGGTCCTACTTCGGGAAATTCTGTAATGTAACTATCCGAGCCACCTCTACCAAAAACTGTGCCTGCTTGACCGGGTTGAAATCTTAGAGGGACTCCAACTGCGTCAGGGTCATCAGCAGTTACTTTAATTTTTTCCGTAATTCTTTTAACTGACTCTGGATATAGTTCTCTATAAGTTTGATCAAAACCCTCAGCATACCTTCTAGCATAATCTACATAGCCCGCTGGCGTAGGTTCTTTTGCTTTAGACTTGTACTGAGCATAAGTTGGGAAATTAATTTTTAATTTTGTTTCTGGAGTAACCCCAGTAGTTTCTTCCTTTATTTTTTCTTCTACTTCTTCTTTTACTTCTCTTGAAGACTTATCTGCATCTTCTTCACTAAAGTCACGTCCAATAGCCTCACCACTTAATAAACTTTGAACACCCTCGTAAAGTGATTCTAAAGCTCTCTCACCAGCAGCAGTTCCAATATCTTTCACTGCTTGCTTCCCTTCTTCCGCAGCCTCACTCATTTCATCTTTCATTAAGTTAGAAAATAAATTCATAGACTTCTCAATAGAACTGAGTGTAAACGATGGTGGTTTATAGTTTGGATCTTGCATAGTCCCTCTAATTGATGGGTCTACTTGATTGGCTGCTAATATAGGTGAGTCAGGATTATAGTATTTATAACTTGTGATCTCGCCTGTGTCGGGATCTGGAGCCAAGAATGATGCTTCTTGAATACTGTCAAGATCAAATTGCCCTGTTTGCATACTTGCTATATCTTCTTTAGCTTTAGCTTCAGCCTGTAATTCTGCAGGATTTAAATCTCCTCTTAAAGTTACATTACCCGCTTCATCTGTGTTACCATAATTAGTGATAGCTACATCTGGTACTTTTACATTTCCGTACTCATCAAATTCAGGTAGTCCATCTGCCGCATCCTTAGCCATAAAATCTAAAAATGCTTCCTTAGCAAGTTTCTTTGCAGGCTTGTACGTATTCTTCGCAAAGTGATCAGACTCATCTTTGTTCTGGTCACCTAAATCTTGACCTGCTTGATTAACAATTCTAGATGGAGTCGGGTTGTCTGGGTCATCATAGCTTACAGGTGCATGACGCATGTATCCGGGCTCTACGTATTTAGGAAAACCTAATTCTTCTAAGTGCCTTTCATGCTCAAGCCTTCTAGCAGATTCGTTGTTCAAAACTGCGGCTTGCTTTTTACCGATACCCGGTACTATGTCTTCACCGTTAACAGCCATATTTATCTACCTTTTCGTTTTGTAGCCCTTGTTTTCTTTGGGGCACCAACTGCTTTTGGTTTATTAGCAGCTATTCTTTTTTCAATATTTTTCATGGTGCCTGCTCCAGTTATCACAGGTTGTTGTACATTTACACCCATGTTAGCTGGTCTATTCATTGTAGTAGCTTTAGGCATTTGACCTGCTGCTCCACCGACCATAGGGGCTTTCTGTATATTATTCATCACACCCGGAGGTGCTCCTACTGGAGTTGGTTTAGAAGACTCCCCCATGCCAAACACTCTTTGAATTTCACTAAATGCTGGCATCTTAGGTCCATAATCAAACGGGTTTGCGTATCCTGCTAACGAGCTTAATGTATCCCCTATCACTTTTTGATCTTTTTTATCTATATTTAAACTCGATGCAATTGGTTTTAATGTTAGTTCTGGTAGTCCTGCTAAAAGAGCCACAGCAAAAGTTAACTTTTTATTTTTAGGGAGGGTGGCTCTAAGTCCTTTCCCACCAAACTTAAACATGTTAGCTATTCCACCTTCTACTTTTTTAAGTCCACCAGCAATCGAAGGAAGAAGTTTTTCAGCTTTTAGTGTAGTGCCAACTTTTTTAGGTTCTGTAATAATTTCTTTTACAGCTTTACCATCTTTTTGCGTGATTTTTTCTCCTACCTTTACGTCCTTCATTGATGCGTCAGTAAATTTATTCTGTAAAAAATTAAGCACATCCTTGCCTTTATTTTTTGAGGCTGAAAACCCAGATATATTTGCATATAATTTATCTATACCTGCACCAACTTTAGTTGCATTTTCTACTAAATTTTTACTTGCTTTTTTATATGACCTAGTGCCTAAATTACCAGCACCAATAGCAACTAATGTGTTTCCTATCCTATCACCAATACTGTAAGGATCAGTATCCACATCGTCATCATCGTCTTTGCGTAATTCAAAAGCTGCTTCCTTTACTAAATCTTGCACTGTCATATCTGTTATAGATTTTTGTAAAGGATATTTAGTAAATTTAGATACTATAGGAGCTAATTGTGTGCCGATGCTATCAGGTGCTGGAGCTTTCTCCATATTGTTTTGCATTAGCCCATCACCAGCTGAACCCGGCGTGGTTGCTCTTTTAACAAATTCATCTATAGCATCTTGCCCTTGTGATGCAATGTTACTAGGTATCTGTAAGTTTCCTACATATTTAGTTGGACCGGGACCACTAGTGCCCATGTCTTCAGGTGATGGTGCTTGGTTTACTTGTGCAGGCATACTGCTTGCTCTAGCACCCGCAGCCATATCAAATGTAAAGCCCGGATCTCCCGGTTGTGGTGCTGCTGGTTTAAATAATGTTTGTGATCCTCCCTCATCCGTAGTGGAAGGTGTTGTACCCATTGCTTTTGTGCCTGTTTCTGTTGGAGCACCCTCATCCATAGCTGATGTGCTTCCGACCAGTGGATTACGTGCCGCCATAGGTGAGTCAACACTTGGAGCAGGTGCAAGACCCTGCTCACTAATCTTCTGCTGTCTTGCTGCATCCGCAGCTGCATCTGCACCCGGATCATCACCTGTAGCTTTTTGTAATCTTAATTCTGTTAAAGCCTGTTTAACTAACCCTGTGTATACTGGCTTTTTGTTAGATGTTTCTAAAAGAGATTGTAACTCTTGGTTTTTACCCTTAATACTTATGTTAGGTAAGTTTTTACCTTCGGGTTTTTCTTCACCGTAAACAGACGGTGTTGATGCCGCAGGCTTTCCTAAAATCTTTTTAGCTAAACCTTCGGCTTTAATTTCTATTTTAATGTTTGGGAATCTTTCTTTCTTCATATTATATTATACTATCTCCTTTAGTTTATCTAAAAATAATTGTTTAGTTATTGACTTTTCACTTAGGTTTACATTAGGGTTTAAATCTTCTGGCTTTATAGCTGGCACAGGTCCGACTCTATCACCAAAGTCTCTTTCTTCCAGCCGTCTTCGAAGCTCTGCCTTACCCCCTAATCCCTGACTCAATATCCCATCAATGGTGCGTAAATTATCAAATGTTCTAGTGCCTGTTGCAGAAGGAGAGATACCTTCCCTCTCTCTGTATCTTCTATCTATAAACATATTAGGGTTTTGATATTCATCTATACCCGCATCATCAGATATTCTTGTAAATGCTTCGGGGTTTTTTGCATCTCCATAGTAACCTCTAAAAGTAGAAAAGGTGTCTTCATCACTTTCCTGTGCTTTCTTTAGACTTCTTTTAATTTCTTTGGCTAGTTTATCCCTTCTATTGTCTCCGGGACTACCATCAGTAAATTTTTTATAGCCTTCTTTTTTAGCTTGTGCAGTTGCAATAGCCATTGCTGTAGATTTGTCAGAGTCTTTTTCTTCTTTGGTTATCCAACTCATAAACAGATTTTTAAATGAAGGCATCTCTGATTTAGAGATAGCGATTATTTCTGGTTCGGGAGCTGGGTCGTGAGACTTTGTTAAACAACTGCCGTCCACACATGACCCTTCCGCTTTATCACCTTTAAGTAATTCAAAATGAGCGTTCTGATTTACTCCCTTTTCACATATTGTTACTTCTGCTAGTTCCATGTCATCTACTTGTAGTATGGAACTACCATCAGATTTCTTTATATCTTTACTCTTAGTAGCACTTCCTGCAATAGAGTAAGACTTCATACCACCCTTTTCAATTTGGTCTCTTACTCTGTTAGATATTTTAGTGTCATCTCTAAGTTCTGCTATGAAGAACAGCCCTTTGTCATCAACACCACTCTTAAATACGTTCCCTGCTTTACTAATGTACACAGGTAATGCGTGCCCTACTTGAACATCAGAGTGCATCACCATTACGTTTCTGCCTCTAAAGTTCTTCATGTATTTTTTAAATGCTTTTTTAAGAGCGTCTGTTGTAATAAGATGTCCTTCTCTATCAACAACTTCTACTGATGCGGGACCTCCAACAACCATAAATGAAAATTCACCTTCATCGTTTTTAAGAGCCTCGCAGGCTTCTTCATATTCCACGTTGTCAGGGAAAGCTCTGTGTAAAGTTACTAGTTCAGCTGGAGATGCGAGACCCGCGATGTGCAATCTTTTATACTCATCTAAACCATCGGCGATGTCTTCAAGCGTGGTTCTACCAGACTGTGCTTTTTCAAGAGATACAATAGTCTCGTCTTCAGACGAAAGCCAGCTTTTATATTCAGTATTACTAGCCATAGTAACCATTGTTTCTCCTATCCTACAGGGGATGCAACTCCCCAAATCACACCTTCGTAACATTTTTTCTGAAGTCTAATGGATGTGTGCTAGCAAAGAAGTTATGTTCTGTAGTATCATTACCAGTTAATTTCAAAGCGGCTGTACTTGCTTCTGCAACAGTATCAAACGCTACATATAATACTTGTGATGCGTGAGTGTTTCTAATGCTTATTCCTCTAATCGCACCTATTGGAGATAGATGTCTTGACCTTGATAGGTCTGTAGTCCCTTCCCATTGGTATGTGTTACCACCAGCAAGGTTACCATCTATGTAATCAATAACTTTTGTGTCTTTTCTTTTATCATACATCAACGCATCCCACAACATATTGATATTGTGCTGAGTGTTTGAGCAGAACTTAACTTTATAAGTTGCCCCACCTACCGGAAGTTTGTAATGTACTGATACTCTTTGGTAAGATGTTGTTAAGCTAACTGCTTCACTAGTAGCTAAGACAGAATCACTAGAATCTAAAATTTGGATTACTGCATCTCCTGATGCTGATGCACCTCTTACCATTCCTTGTGCACATAAATATGCATCTGAGCTTCTTGATGTGCCTCCAGCTAAAGTATCTGTAGTAACAGTAAATCCTTCCTTAGCTGCTGAGTTCGCTGGGTTACATGTCAATTCTGCTGTGCCCAAGAAAGGGGCTCCAGTTGTTCTTGAGATAGCTGACCCCACTGCTGTAAATTCTGATATATCTGTATTCTCTATTGATGGGTTTAAAATTCTATTTATGCCGGGACTACCACTATAAGGTAATTCTAGATTTGCTGTAGTTGCCCCTTGGTCTATGTCGTAATATGCACTTGAAAATACATTTATTACATCGGCAGCACTTGTGCCTACTGAACCACTAAAAGGGACGTATCTGTCCCATGGTTGCACAGCGGTTCTTGTACTTGGGTCTGATTGCCACGTTTCAAAAGACGCTGAGTCAAAATAATCGTTTGTTATTGACATGTATTTGTTCTCCTAATCATATAGTCCTCTACGAAGCTGCCTAGAAAGTTGCTCTAAGACAGCTTTAATATCGTAGATTTATTTTTGTGGACATTTTACTTTCCGTAAGCAATTATTCTAATTGCAATTCCACTCGCATCTGCTGTGTTACCAAGTTCGTCCAATGCGGCACCGTCTGCACCTGCTTCATAAATTTCAAACTTTTCGTTAGTGTAGTCATATTGTACCACATAACCGTCTGATTTTTGTGAAATAAGAACAATGTATAGTTCCTCTAACCCCATCTGTGTAGCAGTGAAAGATTCACCACCAGTCGGATATGAGTCATCAAAAGTAATGTCTTTAATAACATACTTTATATTGCCGGGAACTCCAGTTACGTCACTTGATGAACCGGGATTTGTTATTGTTAATGCCATATTTTTATTTCCCCCTTATAGATATGGGGATGAGTAAGTTCCCATCCCCATATATTATAAGACTATGAGTTTAAGTCTAAAATCGCACCCTGTACGTCAAACCTGTAAGCTCTGAACTCTGCCATTGTGTATAGCAAACCTCTGACTACAAGTGCGTCAGCTGCGAAGTAATCTCTGTTCTCAATATACTGAGTAGGTTGAGCGACAGCGATTTCAAGGTAGTCTGTGTCCAATACGTATACGTTTGAACCCAATTTTGAACCACCTGAAGCAGCCTCTGATTTAGTAGTGTCTGCATCTGGTAGAATTGGAATACCTTGGTAAGTTGCGAGAACTAGTCCAGTTCTTGTACCCGGGAAGGTCTTTTCAGAACCTACACCTACTTGGTACTCTTCCTGTCCCATGTATCTCTGTTGCGAGTTAAGTAATCTCTCTAATTTAAAGTATTGGTCGTGACCCATAAGAATTAACTTAGGTTCTCCACCATTTGTCCTGATAGACTGGATACAGTCATCAAGTAGGTTTAGAGATAGGTCTCTTCCAACACCACTGTTACCTTTTACAGTAGCAGCAGCACCGAATGTGCCTGAAGTTCTGTTTGCTGTAGTTAAGTCATAAGCTCCAGCGAACCTCTGTACACCACCGTTACCAACTGTTGCATCGTTGTTAATTGCAACGATATCATCAATTGATGTTAATCCTGCTCTAGTTTGCACTGATAGGTTGTCTGCTACAGTTGAAGAACCGTTTGCAGGTGTACCTGATAGTGCACTACCGAATGTTATGTCAGTACCAGAAATTGCAGAAATTGCTGGTGTATTTGCTGTTGCTGAACCAGCATCTACTAACATTACTGTGTCACCAACTCTTAAGTCAGCTCCGTCTGTTACGTTAGCATCTGTAGTTGAACCACCAGCCGCAATGTTTGCTACTGTGTTTGGTAGCAATAGCTCTTGGTTCATTTCCTTGATGTGGTCAAGTTGTGCGTTTTCGTTTTCCAACGCTAGAACGTCACCGACACCACCTTCTAATTGGGCAGTGTACATTGCTTTCACAGAAGCACCGAATGAAGTAGAAATAATCTTAGGCAAGCTAGAGATTGTTTCTAGGTTTGAAACATCGATATCTGGTAGACTACCAGTCTCTGTTATTGGTCGAGACCTTTGTGTACCTCTATCTGTTCTTACCCTCCAACCAACGGTGTTACCGAAAACTGTTCTTGGGATTGCGTTGAAGAAACGAGTTTGGTTGTTCAATGACTGCCATACTTTTCTTCCGAAAGTAGACGTGAACACATTATCCGCAGATGTAGTCGTATAGATTGCATCAGCAGTTCCTGTGTTCGCTGCATTAAACGCTTTTGATAAGTACTCAGGACCGAATACAGACTGGTTTAGTCCTCTATTCGATTGAGATATGTATTCACTTAGTGAAGGCATAATTATTATCCTCTCGTTTTTTATTGTTTATTCTAAAAGTTTAGCTTAAGCCTGCGATTTCGTCTGGCAGACCTTCCACTATTCCTTGTCTCTTTAACTCTTGCATTTTTCTGAGTTCTTTGTATCTGCTCCAAACACGTTAGTGCTCAATTGTGGTCTCTGTAATCCATTCTCTTCCTTGAATCCCATTTTTCGTAGTCTTGTCTCGGATTCTTCTTTGACAGCCTTAGAGATGTCTAGGGCTTCAATTTGTTTCTGAAGTTGCTTTATTGATTTTTTCAACATAGCTTTTTCAGAATCATCATCGTCATCTTCGTCATCGTCATGCATAGCATTTTCCATTTTAGGGAATTTGCCACCCATTGCTTTTTCTTCGTCTTCGTCTTCATCTTCGTCATCAGCTTTAGCCATGTTTCTCATAGCTTTTTCTTCGTCTTCATCTTCGTCATCTTCTGCTTGAATAGAAGCCTGTTGGTCTTCTATCTTTGTAGGTATAGCAACAGTTTCTGAACTGTCGTCTGAGTCCCCTACATAATTAGGTGTAGCAGTAGCTCCTTTTGTTGGGTCTCCGCCACCAACTACTTTGGTGTCAGTTCCGTCTACGTCCATACCTTGATCTGATAGCTCTAGCAATACTGACTTAGCAATGTTCTTTACTAAGTTAGCGTGCTCAATAGCTGCTTGTTCTTGCTCTGCTTTTTCTATAGCATAAGCATCGTCTGCATCCATTCTGCCATCCATTTTTTGTAGCACTTCTGCAAGAGCCGCCAAACCTAATGACGTACCTTCCATGTGCTTTTCAATTCTATTTAGAATTTCATCAGCCATTATAGCCTCCTAAATTTAAAGTTTTGTATAAAAATTACCTTGTTCGACCCAAAAAAGGTTGGTCTAAGCCACCTCCGACCTCTTTCCAAATAAATATAAAACATTATATTTTATAGTCACTTTTATTATACTAATTTAAGTATAAATATAAAAAAATATAGGGGTTATTCTACGATATCAGTATCTGCTTCGCCATTTTCTAGACGTAACATGTCATTTCGGAAATCATATAGGGGAACTTGCAATAATTTTTTTAATTTTTCACACTGTTTGCCTTCAGGCATCGCTGCTTCAACTAAATCTAATACTTTTCCGACCATCCTAGAGTGTTTTGCAATTATCCACTCCTGTGATTGTGTAATTTCTATCTCTTCCATCTTATCTTCCTCATCTATAGGTTTACATTATAGCCTGAGCTACCTACGTTTGCATTATTGATTAATAAATTATACTGTCCACTAAAAACATCTTGTATAGATTGCTTTATAAAGAATTTTCCTTGAACAGTATACCCATTTACACCATAAGTCTTGCCTGTTCTCTTATTAGTTCGGTTATGGCTGGGCACAACCCCACCTTCCTCTACTAATTGCATGTATGGTGCAGTGTCATTAATGTTATAAGAGACAGTAAAGTCTCCAGCGGCTGGATTAGATGCTGTTATCCCACCAGACGCTTTCAAATTACCAGATACCACAGGACAATTTGCTTGTGACTGCTCAAATATCTGTTGAACTGTAGCTTGTATAGTTTTTAGCACAGCTTCTCTATAATATTGTATGACTGTTGGATTCATACTATATTATACTATTCTGAACCTAATTAGCTAAAAGTTTTAGACCAAACATCAGGTAATATGTCATTAAACTGCCCCTTACGAGAGTCATATCTGTTTAAGTAGACAATTTCTTTACCAATCTCGCCGTATTTAGGATGATAATATAGAACTATTTGTCTTGGTTTGTTGATGGATTGTACTCGTTGCATTGCATACTCATCTCCACCCTTCATACATCCACATATGTGCACAGCTCCTGTACCGATATCAACTTCATCTACTCTGTGAAAGTGTCCAAGTAATGCTGATTCAAACTTGTCAGGCACATTTTCTAAAGCATTGTCTTGTAGTTGATGCATTTCATCTACTAATCCTTTTCTAAATGCCATAACATTTCGCATGTTGTTCACACCTCTACTAATTGCAGTGCCACTTCCACCACCATTAATAAAGTCTCCGTGTGCTAATAAGATATCTCTGTTACATACTTTGATTGTAGTCATAAAAGACTTTGGAATATGGAACTCTATGTTTTTCTGCTCTTGACAGAATACAGCAATCCACTGATACAACATGTAATCCCAGTCCATGTATTTATCTTTCATAGGAGGTTTCCTAGTCATACGACCATGATTACCCACTACACATGCAACTCTTACTTTATCAAAGTGTGGGGCTATCAGCATAAGTGCTTGTGAAATAAGATTAGCTCCTCTAATCATTTGCCCCATGCAGTGGTCATTGTTGGTTCGTGCTAACTCTTCATGGATGTCTCCACTAATCATATCACCTAACATTGGAATTATAAGCTCTCCAACGTCTGCGGAATTACGCCTGAGTTCGGCTAAGGTAATAATTTGATTAGCCCAGCCGTATAATCTTTTATTAAATATGTCTATATTGTAACCATTTAACCCTAGCATTTGGTCAGACTCTACGTTGTCACCAATGTGTGTATCTGTAAGAGGGGCAATCATAGACTGTGTGCTATCGCCTTTTATCTTGCCTGTGGGTTTTCGGCGTTTGTATTTCTTTACTTCTTTATATGAAGGAGTAAATTTTTTAATTGAGTCTATAAGAAGATTTTCTTTAGCATCTTTTTTGATAGCTGCTTCTGCAACTTTCTTCCAATATCTAGATTCTGCCTTGTAAGTTTCTATTTTCTTAGCCAGTTTAACATGTGCTTCAGGTGTAAAATCTGTCTGCATATCTTCCATGTCTTCTGACTGTTGTTCATCGAGTAGCTCTACTTCTCTATCGTACCACTTCTGTATTGTAGTTCTATGAACTGCTACACCCCATCTATCTTCTACCCATCTTGATAGAGCACTCCATGTTGCTCCTGCCATCTTTCTTTTTACTATCTCTTCTTTTGCCTCTTCTGGTATTACGAATGTTGTCATTCTTGTCTCCTATATTGTTTCTAGTCTTTAGGAGTCCTCCTGTTTGGCGGATTCCTATACCCGTTAGGGTCTGGTCTAGGGCTTCTTTTTGCCCCATATTGTTTTTCTACTTGTGGTGGAGGGTTTTCTCTCCTACCTTCAACTGATTTTTTATAAGTACCTAAAAAAGGCATATTGTTTAGTTTACCATCTTTTTTGCCTTTTGACCAATCAGTTTCCATTTTTTCTATTTTTGGTTTTACAATCACGCCATACTTAGACGGATTCGCCTTGAAGTCTTTATTGAACTCACGTGAAGCATCTATAAATCTATTTAAACTTTCTGCTTGTTCTAACATATCTGATTCATATACTTCCTGCGGCACCTCATTATTATCTTCCTTGTTAAGTTGTACCCTAACATCATTTAAAGCCTGAGCAATATATTTACTAAACAATTCAGTCTTAGATAAATTTATTGATTCATCAATTTTTATATTACCATCTTTAGTTTCTTTGATACCCATAGCCCTGTTCTCAGCACCTTTACTCCTAGCTTCCATAAATTGTTCTACATCTCTTTCTTCGTCTGGAGTTTTTATAGATGCATCAGGAGTAAGACCACCAGTTCTTCCTAAATCATATTTAGTCTTTGTTAAAGATACCAAGTCTAAAGTTTTCTCTTGCGTGTCCTCTAACCATTTATCTAGTTTATCTGGACCGCTTGCTTTCTTTTTTCGTTTTTTGTTTTCTTCTATTTCTTTTTTAGTTGACTTTTTTTTCTTATCATCTTTGTCAGTGCCGCTGTAAGTTTCAGTAAATATACCCGGATCAGATGCCACTGCTACGATGTTGCCTGCTCCTGAGTCAGCCCCTCCAAAATCTTTATATAGTTTTTCTACAGCACTAGAGTTTTTCTTATCCTTTTTCTTCATGGCTAATATATGCCCTAGTCTAGCTTTTAAATGTGACAAAGCCGAATCAGTTTTATCTTTGTCTAAAAAGTTATTTGCTTGTTTTTGATGATGTTTAGCAGCATTCCTATGGTAATTACGAGCAGTATTTTTAGGATGATGTATTGCTTTTACTCCATTGTCATAATAGTAAACAGTCGTTCCATCTGGTTTTATCTCTCTATGGTTATATGAGTGATCTTCATACTCATCAGGTTCATTCGGTGACTTTGGTTTCGCTGTTTTCGGTATGGATTTATACTTTGTGTCCTTTGGTTTAAAGTTTTTTATAGCCATTAATCGTCATCCTCATCATAATCTTCTACGTTTACTGCTTTTGGTTTAGAACTTCCGTCACCACTTTCATATTGATATTGATCACCTATGTATTTTTTACCACCCGCTTCAGAGAACACTGGATTTCCAAAGTACGCTTTCTCTATATTATTAATACCAGAACCCCCTAAGTGTCCTGTATATTCTTCTCCAGCATTAGAAAACCATATTTTAGTCCCGTCTGGAGACACTTGTTTAATTATAGGGAATTGGTAACCTTGTTCTGCTAGACTATCTATCCATGTAGATGTAGTTACACCTTTTCGTAAATCAGGGTTTTTGATGTTCTTAGATTCTATATTTGCTATCCGTTCAGGTATGTCTGTCACAGCTTTTTGTACAGGTTCCTCTTGCGATCCTTCTTCAGGTTCTTTTTCCTCAGTATCTTGTCCTTGTTCTGGTTGACCTTCTGGTTGACCTCCACCCATTGCTGCTTGAGCGGCTTGTGCTTCCATCATAGCTTTTTGTTGAGCTGCTTGTTGTTCAGCTTGCTCCAAAGCTAATGCTTGTTGCTCACCTTGTATTTTTGCAGTTGGTACAGCCTCACCTGTAACCACAAAGTCTAATTCATCAATCTTCAACTTGTTTCCATTTAGAACTACATCAAATCCCATGTTTAACATCTGTTGTGCAATAGCAGCCCGTTGTTGTGATTGTGCTATTCTAGTTGCTTCAGCTTTTTCTTCTGGGTTAGGTAAGACCATTTTAAAATCAGTAATTCCAAAGTTGTCTATAATAGCTCCAAAAACTTTTTCCATAATCTGTCTTTGGTCTCTTTCAACAACTCTACTCATTACTGTTAATTGTAAAGTTTGTTGCGTTAGTCCACCAAATGAATCAGGTGCCCCTTGAAAAACAGGGGATACACCATATATAGCAGATACTCTTTCTCGTATTTCAGCTCTTACAGGTAAGTAATCCATCTCTTGTAGTGTGTGGAATAGTCTTACCATGTCAACTCTACCTCTGTTTGTTCTAGAAGATACAGCAATCATTGGTATATAGTTAGGGTCTTGCCTTGTTTTTGCAGCAAGTGCTTCACGCTCTCTCTTTAAACTTTCAGGGTCATCAGTGGTTACCATAACCATAGATGCAGGCATTTTTCTTTCAAAGAAATACCTGTATAAGTTCCTGTCCATACCAATCAAGGTTAAGGCTTTTTCAAATATTGTTAAGATAGGTGACCAACCATATGTTTCAGTCGGATTAAACTTAGATAAGTGTACAATCTCAGTGTCTAAGAAATAATGCACTTCTGTTCTATACAAGTATCTGTACATAGCGGGTTGTAGTGTTTGTTTACAATCTTCTTCAGGGCATTCTTCTGGAGATTCTTTTATTTGCTCTCTGTGTATAGGGCAGAAAAAGTGTGAGTTCTTAGGTAAACCTGTTTCATCTAAATCAAATTCTATAAGTGCAGGGTTAATTCTTCTAATTTCTGTCACTCTAGATGTTAATTTACCATCACCATTATCATAATACTCTTTTGCAAAGTATAAAAACGCATCATCTACAGTGTTTAAGTCCCAGTGAAATTGTCTTAATACCTCTTCAAGCCCTTGATCAAATACGTTACAGTCGTCTAAAAAGCTCTTTATTCTTTCTAGTTGACTTTCATCAGGGTCTTCCTTGGTAGGCTCAAACTCTATACCACGTCTAAACACCTCACCAGTAATGTGCATTATAGGAGCTCTTAATTCTTCACAAGTATACGCTACGGTTTGTAAGTCTTGGATTAATTGTTTTCTATATGCAAGCTGATTCCTTACATAAGTGTTTACTATGTAATCAACACCAAATGTTGGTCCACTACCTGTATCTCCAGCAGCTTTACTCAACTCCATCATGTCCCCAAACATGTCTATCTGAGAACCAAGTTTTCCCATGGACTTAGCCATTTCAGGAACTTCTGGAAGATATTCTCCTAATTTCATATACCCTATTCCTTAGTTATTTCAACACTATCTATAGCTACTATCTTAGCTATTGTGTCTATTGCATGTTGTTTTAACCCTGCTTTTTCTTCATGTGTGACTTCAACTGCAGGGGTAGTCTCAATTTGTATTTTTAATCTATCGTTTTCTTCTTTTAACTCTGCTACTTGGTCAGCCAAAGCATCATTTTCCATTAGAGCAGCGTTTTGTAACACCCCTAATCTTGTTGCTTCTCTAACTAAAGCTAGAAAACTACCTTCAGATAAGACTGTAACTGCTTCACTAGCATCATCTATCTCATCTTCAGGGTCTAATTTAGTTAAATCCTCATGCCAAGTATCGAGTATTCTCCAAGTACCAGTGCCGTCTTTTTGTGCGACATACTGTTCTTGTCTGTCTCTTAACATATTACCTATAGGCATATCTTTTCTCCTACTATTATTATACTATTTTTTGCTAAAACTGTGAATTTATGCTATGTGACAAGCACTCCAACCACATGTTTTACATGTTTTACAACCAGACTCCATTACTATGTTAGGTTCTACACAACAGTCTGCTTCTTCTATTTCTTGAAAGAAATTAAGTTGTTCTTCTGTCTCAGGGACATTTGTCTCCTCTGATTTGTGTGCAGTTACTAATACTTCTTTATCTCTACTACCCGCTCTGTAAACTGTAATTCCTTTACATTTTGTCTTCCAAGCTAGCATATAAGTTGTATACACATCTTCTATTGTAGCATCATTTGCAAAGTTTATAGTCTTAGATATCCCAGAGTCACAGTGTTCTTGGAAAGCTGCTTGCATTCCTACATGTGCTTCAGGAGATATTTCAGGTGCTGTTGTATAGATTTCTTTTATTTCATCTGGCACTTCTGTTCTATCTTTTAGTGAACCGCCGTCAGATAAGTATTCCATAAGTTCTTCTGAATAAAAACCCATTTCTTTAGCATCTTGTTCAAAGTATTTGTTTACATAGTAAAGAGTTTCCCCTTCTAATATGTTCATCTTTCTATATGCTAAAGAGAATAGAGGTTCTACTCCACTAGATGCATCAGCAAACATAGAGATAGTTCCTGTGGGAGCTACAGTTAATCGGCAAGCATTTCTGTATTTTTCATCTTCGCCGTAATCACTGTTGTCCCATGCTGGGAAAGTCCCTCTTTCTTCTGCTAAATCTTTAGATGCTTGGTCTGCGTGAGTTTTCAAGAATCTCATTATATCAGATCCTATCTTCCTACCTTCTTTAGAATCATACGATACTCTAAGTTGTGTAAGCATATCTGCAAATCCCATAATACCTAAACCTATTTTTCTTGTAGCCTTAGTCATTTTTTCTATTTCTGGAGTTGCGTATTTATTTGCGTCAATCACATTGTCTAAGAATCGTGTA